ATCAAAAAATCTAGACGGCGGATCCATCATAAACACTCGATCATGCTTAATGGGCGCCAGCATAGAGTTTACCACCCACACCTCATCATATTCTGCTCCATTAGCTACCGAGGAGGTGTATTCTCGTTGAGAACCACCTAATCCAACTAACGCTACCGAGGCTCCTTTAAGATCAAGCATTACGCCACATCCCTTCTAACTCTATCGTACCGATATTGGTCTCTAGTCTGGAGACCTTCACCAAGATTCTTCATCCATTGTAAGGCTTCCTGGAATCTTCCATTATAGACTTGAAGGATATCCGCTTCCCCCTTCATGAAAGTATAGGCCTCTACAAGACTCCCATACAAAAGAGCGAGTTCTGCATTGGTCCCAAGCCAACTCGTCCCATCAGAGCTTGTGGTGATGGATGTTGGACGATAAAAATAATGTAAATCCATGTTGTAGTTACTGTCTGGGGTGGGCGCCAACAAGAACGTATCACTATCCCAATCCGCATAGTATTTTGGCGTCCCTGTGGTCGCAGGATTCGGCGTATAGTCTTGCAAGGCCGTAACTTGTTTGTACAACAGGAACTCCTTACTCGAAGATTTAATGACGCTCAAGGAATTCTGGGACAGAAAATCAGTTGGTTTAGATAAGTATTGGCTTCCTGAAGTAGCGGATCCTTGCGAAGATTTACGAAAAACATCTAATTGGCATTCTTTTAGAATACGCTCTTCGGCATTGAGGATAAAACGAGACAATTGGCTGACAAAAGTCGATTCAGTGTTCTGTGTGTAATCCTGGATAGCTGTTTTCAATGTTGTAAAGGTATAGGCCATCTTATGCGCTCACTGTTACGGGTCCGGCGGAGGAAAACCCCGCGCCCCCTTTAACATTACCTGAAGTTGCTGTTCCACTTCCAGAAGTGAAGGTGTAATTGTCGTCATCTACCTTGGTGATGGAAAACCCAGAACTATTCTCTATGGCAGATTCTGTAAATCCATCAAAGGCTTCTACACTTCTGAATCTAACCGTATCGCCAGTGCTTCGACCATGCCCCGGCTCTGTAACTGTTATAACAGCAGAACCAATTGTGCTCGATTTAAAGCTATTAAAGGCTAGTAGAACTTCGACAGCGGGCTCCGTTCTAGCGGGTCGGCTTATCCTTAATGATTGAGGATCTGCCCGAACACGACGAGGCTGTAATTGAGGCTGCTTTGATTCGTATTCATCTCTGCCTACAAGATATCCATTCCACTCCATAAGCATGTTTGTTATTTTATAAGCTCTTCCAGAACGATCTGAGATACCTAAAGCATGTTTACTCGAAGCATGTCTGGCCATCACAAAATACTCATCGAAGCATAACTTGGTACTAGACGTAGACCTGTTCTCTCGGCGTCCTCAGATGCGGCTCTTTGAAACTCCTCCTCATAAAGTTGTTTTAGTAATTGAACCTTCTGAGGAGCCCGCTTAATCGATAGATAATAAGACAACCCAGCTACAAGGCACGGAAGAAATCTAAAAGGTAAATCCGCTGTGTTAATAGCGTCGTCGGCATCTTCAATGCGCCGAACCCGATAATATATAAGTTCATCCGTAGAATTCTCGGGAGAAGGCCAAACAGTTACCGTAGGGGTTATCAAACGATTTATATAGAATTGCGTTGGTCTCCCTTGGGTTGCTTTATCCGGGGTGTTAAGATAATCCCCTCGGCTTATCCTATTAATACTTATATCCGAACTGCTCCTTCTTATTACCGCTTCTAGGAAGCTTACCGTTGCTTGAACGTCAGTTAAGGCAGGATCAGAACTAATCGTTGTACTGGCCGCGCTACTAGATCCAGTAATTGTTTCACCCGCGGTGAAAGCTCCAGAAGGAATGGTTAATGTAAGAGTGGTCGAGGAAGGCTTGCTTATAATAGACGCAGTGACACTACTCGTACCCCCAGTAATGGTCTCGCCGATACTAAGATCAGTAGAAGATCCTACCGTGGCTGTTATAACCCCAATGGGATAAGTGGCAACGGAAGAGGTGGATGATAACTGGGCCAAAGGCTGCGTTATTTGCTCTACGGTCCATAAATTTAACCCTCTGTTCGCCCATTCCGCAAAAAGAAGATTTAGAGACCGCCGGGAAGTGGCCGAATCATACCCCGTTCTAAATTCTAGTCCGCATCTCTCAAAGGCCTCTTCTGTAATTTCGGCCATATCTAGGTTGAAATCAACCGATCCAGAAGTTGCCATATTTCACTCCTTAACTAAAAATAGCCAATCCAACCCCCACAGCCAACTGAGCGAGAATAAGGAAACCGACTGCCCATAGAATTTTGCTAAATCGGCCATTTCGCTTAGAACTCTTTAATGCAATCCAGCACTATCGCGTATGTATCACCACTCCCATGCCCAATTGTAGTGAATCTTAGATCTCCTGTAGGGCTGGAAGCACTGTTAAGAAGACCTCCAAAAGAAGAAAAATCAAAATCTCCTTGATAACCAGAGGGAAGTTCGACGGCTAACGTATCCGTGCTGGCGTCCCATAGAATTTTTACGGATAACCCAATGGTACTAAACCATATTTTGTTGATACGAAGATTGCTACAAGCGGTGCCATCTTGAAGAGTTGATAGGCCGGAAACATCAACCGCCATAACAGCGCTTTGTCCAGTATCAACATATGTGTAGGCGAAGGATTTAACTAATTTTCGGGGACCATCTTCAATGATCTTCTCGGTAAAAGTATCGGCCATAGCCTACTCCTTAATTTCTCCTGGCAAGATCATGATCTCGAGCTTATTAGGAGTTCTTTGGGAAGGAGAGTCCCCTTGGGGACTCTCCTTAATTACGAACTTACTTTATGGTGCATCATTATATTGGATCATACCATCTGTGGTTCTTTGAGCGGAAATCCAAATATAATCACACCAAGCCGCATCCGCCGTAGTCGTACCAGACATGGCGCAGAACCACGGAGTCAAGGCTGAAGTTGGAATATTTGCCGTGGTAGTAGTCTTCAAAACACGGTCAACATAAAATTCGACCTGTCCTGTTCCTTTGACAATAAAACCTAAACGACGAGTATTAGTGATATTAGAAGACGATTCGGCACCATCAGCAAAATCAATGCCCGTGTCCGTCTTGGTTTCCGTCCCGCCACTATCACAGTTAGCATAAATATCAGCCGCGCCTTCAACCAATAAGAAACCGATCTGATTATTCGCCGTGAAAGGGACACCCGTGGCAAACGTACCGTTCTCTGCCAAGCCAACAAACATATCCATATCATCAGCATCGGCTACAGCAACCTTCGCTTCAAAAAAGATAAGCTTGCTTGATTCGGCCATAAAAATTTCATTGCCCTGAATTGATCCCCCAGAATTATCGGTGGAACCATCTCCAGTGGATTTCGCCCAACCGCCAACATGGTCGGCCAGAAGAGTTAATGTACCACTGTTAAGAACAGCCTTGGTCCAATCATCAGTGTCGTCAATATCAACGCCAGTGAAGTCGTCATATTTGAAGACATAATCTGGATTAACTTGAAGGGGGAGATTTCTGAACCACGATCCTAAAGCACTGGCGTCACTACCGTGACCGCTGTACATAAGGGGACCGGAAAAACGAGTCGTACCCATAACTAGATCCCTTCCTTACAAAGGATTCGCCCTAGAGTCTTGTAAGCGTCTGCTGGGCCAGTCGCTAGGGCTATGAAATCCCAGAGAAATGGGGAGAGGACGAACCTCCCCCCTTACTCAGTCTCTACGCACCAGGCGAGCCAAATACGCAACGGGGATCAGAGTAACCGTAGCTATAACGCTCACGGGCTTTGAACCTTACATTGCCAGTATCGAAATCACCTTCCATCTTCGTGGACATAGGCATCCGCTCAAAGTGGATAAATCCACGAGGCGCATCTGTCTTAATGAACCATGCGTCCGTGTCCGTCAAATAATGGTTAACGACATAACCTTGCGGAAGCATACCCATGTTCCGGGTAGCATTAATGTCGTTGTCCGCTGTGCCCGGACGAAGAGTTGATTCCAACACCCGATCCGCAACGAATTGCAGCGCGGGTGGAACAACC